ACAAAAACCATGTCAGATGCTAGACTATTAGTATTGAACAGTAATTACAACAGTATTGCTACAGTTAATTTCTTTAACATATTTCCTACGAGTTTAACCACTCTAGAGTTTGATGCATCAGCAACAGACATCAATTACTTTACAGCAGAAGTTAATTTTAAATATACTATCTACGAGATTACGGATAAAGATCAGATGAAAGTATGAATCTAGAAACCTTGAATGATATGTGGGAGAAAGATTCTCCTTTAGATGATGAAAAACTAGACCACGACTCGTTATCCATACCCAAATTACATGCTAAATATTTAAGACTTTACAATAACTTTACTACCCTTCGGGATCAAGCAGAGTTAGAAGTAAAGCGTACTTACCGTGACAGGTGGGAATACTATACTGGGAAATCGGAAAAACCTTTTCCAATGAAACTGATCAAGACAGATGTAGCAATATATCTGGAAGCAGATCAAGAATATCAAAAGAGTGTCCTTAAGGCAAAGTATTTAAACCAGATGGTCGATGCAATCAAGACCATTCTCTCGGCAATTAACAACCGTTCTTTTCATATAAAGAATGCGGTTGAGTTCGCCAAGTTCCTTAAAGGATATGAAATCTAATGTTTTCATTCAGAAAAAGAATGAAGTTTATTTGACTGTAGAATGCGAACCTCATGTTCAGCATGAGTTAGCAGACCAATTTACCTTTGAGGTACCAGCTGCGAAGTTTATGTCAGCTTACAAAAAGAGGTATTGGGATGGAAAAATCAAACTCTTCAGTCCTGCTACAGGTGAGATATATGTTGGTCTTCTACCTTACATTATTGCGTTTTGCGAAGAGAAAGGATACGAGGTTATCCATAGAGACAATGAATACTATGGTCTTCCATCAGAGATGGATGAATTCGTTACCCCTCAAGGAATAGGAGATTACATAAAGACTCTCAGACTACCGCACAAGGTCAGAGACTATCAGTACAAGGGAATATACGAAGCACTCAGACACAAAAGAAAACTATTACTGTCTCCCACTGGTTCTGGTAAGTCCTTAATGATCTATGCACTCACTAGATTCTGGACACTCAAAAATTTAAAAACACTTATAGTAGTTCCTACTACATCTCTGGTAGAACAGATGTACAAGGACTTCAAGGACTATGGATGGGATGTAAAGACTCATTGCCATAGAGTCCGTGGTGGTATAGAACCCGCTACTGACAAGGATGTGACAATAACCACATGGCAGTCAGTATACAAACTACCAAGACAGTTCTTTGAGGACTTCGGTGCTATCATAGGTGACGAAGCACATCTATTCAAAGCAAAGTCTTTGACCAGTATCATGAATAAATTGTATGACTGTAAATACCGCGTTGGTTTTACAGGTACGCTTGATGGTACAGAAACAAATCGCTTAGTGCTCGAAGGTGTATTTGGCACAGTCAATAAGGTTACTAAGACAGAAAAACTTATTAAGGATGGGCACCTTTCTAAATTTCAGATAAAAGTATTAATACTAAAGCATAAGATAAAACCATTTGATACCTACCAAGAGGAGATGGACTATCTTGTAGAGCATCAGCAAAGAAATAAGTTCATACGTAACCTAGTTTGTGACCTATCTGGTAATACACTCGTCCTGTTCAACTACGTTGAACGGCATGGCATGCCCCTTTTTGAATTGATAAATAACAAGGTAGGGGATAACCGTAAAGTCTTTCTAGTCCATGGTGGTATAGATACTGAAGACCGTGAGAAGGCAAGAGGTATTGCCGAAACTACAAGTGATTCAATTATCGTGGCATCTTATGGGACTTTCAGCACTGGTATTAATATTAGGAATTTACATAATGTTGTCTTTGCATCGCCTAGTAAAAGCAAAATAAGAAACCTTCAGAGCATTGGCAGAGTTCTAAGGAAGGGTGAACATAAAACAAAAGCAACTCTTTATGACATCGCAGATGATATGTCTAAGGGTCGCAGTAACAATTACACACTAAATCATCTGGTTGAAAGAGTTAAAATATACAATGAAGAAAACTTTGATTATGAATTCATTGATGTCCCAATCAAGGAGAGTCATGGATAAAGCAGAATTCCTAGCAGCAATCAAACTTGTATCAGGAGAGGAACTACTCTCTGTAGTTACCCCTGTCAATGACGACAACGGTGACTACTTGATTGTGGAGAACCCAATAGAAGTAGAAGAAGTAATATTACCAAACAAACAAGCAGGAGCAAAAGTCCAACCTTGGATGAAGTTCTCTAGAGAGGAACAGTTTGTAATACCTAAAGATAAAATTATTACTATCGTAGAAGTAGCAGAGGAGGTAGAGGTGTTCTACCACATGTCCTTACGTAAATTGAATACTGACTTTATAACTGACGCCAAGGGTAAGATAGCGACTGTCGAGGAAGCAAGAGCTAAACTCGATAAATTGTTTAAGAACAATAGCTAAGGTGACCCTTAATCGCTGACACTCATAGTGTAATGCTTTTATCACACCTTGTCAAGCCCCCTATTGACACAGGGGTTTTTTTGTTATAAAATATAAACATAACGAACCAATATAGATGAAACGTAAAAGAGTAGTTTCGGAGCATTATGTAAACAATAAAGAGTTCTTAGAAGCACTGGTAGTATTTAAAGCAAAGTGTCTTGCTGCTAAGGAAGCGGGTGAATCCCGCCCTCAGATATCAAATTACATCGGAGAATGCTTTCTCAAGATAGCAACACATTTATCATACAAACCAAACTTTGTCAACTACATGTTCCGTGAGGACATGATATGTGATGGCATTGAAAACTGTGTTCAATACATAGAAAACTTTAACCCAGAAAAATCTAAGAACCCCTTTGCATATTTTACTCAGATAATATACTATGCTTTTTTACGTAGAATACAAAAAGAGAAACGTCAATTGGAAATTAAGAATAAGATACTAGACAAGTCAGGATACGAGGTTGCCTTCCATACTGATGACAAAACTGGATCCTCTGACTATAATACAATTAAGGAGAATGTGCAGATAAAAATTAAATGACCTATCCTATTACTATTGTCGATAACTTCTTTGAAGATCCTGATGGTATAGCAGAACAAGCAATGGAGTTAAGGTATTACACACCTAACTCTGGTAACTGGCCAGGCACAAGAACTAAAAGTTTGCATGTAGAACAACCTAGATTCTTTGCTCACTTCGGTGGCAAGATACATCTGTTACACTACGAGACTGTTCCTGAGTATTGGAATCTACAATGTCACTATCAATTAATACATCCTTTTGCCGAAGACAAATACTCTAAGAAAAATAGAGGGTGGGTTCACAAAGACATTGACACTTGGTTCGGTGGTATAGTATACTTAACAAAGAATCCAGAACCTGATACTGGAACAACTATCTACAGAGTTAAGAGAGGATTCTCTCATCAACATATTGAAGAGATAGAAAAGAAAGAAGCACTTTACAGGAGTGAAGAAGTAGATGACGTTGAGTATGAGAAAGCATACGACAATATGAGAAATCAATTTGAAGAAACAGTTACTGTAGAAAACGTTTATAATAGATTCGTTATGTTCAATGGTAACACACACCACGGTGTTCAAACATTTGGATCTAAACCTAGACTAACATTAAACTTTTTTGGCATGGCACAATCTGGTAAAATACCACCACTAATAAGAGCGAATAGATGAAGGTAGCAATAATAACTGATCAGCACTTCGGTGCTAGGAAATCTAGTCGTGTCTTCCATGACTTCTTTAATAAATTTTATAAGAATACATTCTTCCCTACCCTAGAAAAACGTGGGATCAAAACAGTATTAGATCTAGGAGATACCTATGACAATCGTAGAACTCTAGATCTCTGGGCAGCAAACTGGAGTAAGACAGAATACTTTGATAAGTTAAGAGACATGGGCATTACAGTTCATTCTCTTGTAGGTAATCACACAGCATATTTTAAGGACACAAATGACGTTAACACTCTTGATGGTATTGTTGGCGAGTATAATAATATTCATATCTA